AATAAATATGCCGAAGCTCTTAAGGATATAAGGAAAAACGCAAAATGAATAATCGGCAAAAGGAACTGCTTAAACATCAGCTTAAAAGTGAAAAAGAGATACTTTCTGAATTGAAAAAGATTTATGAATCGTCTCTTTCAGAAATTGACGAAAAAATACAGATACTTTTATCAGATGAATTGACACAATCAAAGATTTATAGGATAGAGTACCAAAAAGCTTTAAAAGGTCAGGTTTCGGCTATACTTGAAAATCTAAACAACAATCAGTATGAATCGGTAAGCGATTACTTGAAAGATTGTTATGAAGACGGATTTATTGGTACGCTTTACGATTTGCAGGGGCAGGGAATACCGTTGATTTTTCCTATTAATCAGGAGGAAATTGTTGAAGCCATAATACTTGACAGTAAAATTTCCGAGGGACTTTATACTAAAATGGGAAATAACGTAAGCGATCTGAAAAAGCGTATTTCTTCCGAGATATCAAGAGGAATATCGACAGCATCGCCGTATGCTGAAATAGCCCGTAATATACGCAGTCATGCAAATATCACGGTCAATCAGTCAATGAGAATAGTAAGAACAGAGGGTAACAGGATACATAATCGTTCCGCTCTTGACGCTGCCTTAAAAGCAAAAGCGAGAGGAGCGGATACTGTTAAAGTCTGGGACGCTACCCTTGATGGTGTGACACGCCCGCATCACAGACAGCTTGACGGTCAGGTAAGAGAACTGGAGGAAGATTTTGAAGTAGATGGTTTGACAGCTTGTGCTCCGCTGAATTTTGGAGTTGCGGCGGAGGATTGTAATTGCAGATGCGTTTTACTTACAAAGCCCCGATGGGATTTAGACGGCGCATTTACTAAGCGGAATAATGAAACCGGCGAGCTGATGTATTTTGATAATGTAAAAGATTACTATGATTTTAAGCAAAAGTACTGGGATTATATTGACAATTCCGGTGGAAGTGGTATAATAAAAGAAGAAAAAGCTTGAAATAAATCACGAAAAACAAGCAAGGCATATTAAAGGTGAACCTGAATATAAAGAAGGTAAAAGTTATCTTACTATTTCTGAAAAGGAAACTCAGGAGATTATAAATCATAAAAGCGGAACTGGAAAACTGATTTACGATAGAAAAGGAAATTGGAAAAACAAAGAATTAATTGAATGTGAAAAGGAAATTGGTGTAGACGTTGACATTAATACCGGAATTGAAACCCCAACGGATAAAGCAACGATTCATTATTCAAAAACCGGAACACATTTAGTTCCGAGAAAGGAGGAAAGTCATGATTGATTTGCGAAATTATTTGTTTAAAGATGTAGTATTAATTGATATTGATAATAAGCGGTGGGAAGGTCATGTTTTTTCCTTTCATGATGCCGAGGATAATGATGATAATGAATACTCTATTACATTAGAAGTTCCTGATAATAATTTAATAGAATTTACAAAGTCAGAAATAATATCTATAAAAATTGTATAACATAAACCGCCCGAATAAGGCGGTTTTCTTATGCGTAAAAAGAGGTGATAAAATGAAATGCCCGTATAATAGAAAGTCTGAAACTCAATTGCAAAACTGGAATCAGAATCCAGATGACAATCAGAATTTTACAGATGGCAAAACAGTA